CATCACTTGTAGCTGGGGCAATTATGCCCGATGGCCGTATTGGCCTTAGCCTTGTTAAAACGTGGGAATCTGACCGAGCTATTGACCAATTAAAGATAGCAGCTGATATAAAGCAGTACTGCGATGATTGGCTACCTAAGCTTGTACTGTTTGACAAGTTTACAGGCCAGCATATTGCCGACAGGTTGCACAATGCCGGCGTAAAAGTAGAGGATTGCAGCGGGACTCAGTTTTATAATGCGTGTTCGATTTTCAAAGATGCAATAGATAACCGGCGCGTGGTTCACGGTGACCAGCCGGCTCTTAACGTAGCTATGGACTCAGTAGCGGCTAAAAGCAACGATTCAGCTTGGCGAGTGGTGCGCAAAAAATCTAGCGGCTCTGTGGCATCGGTAATCGGTATGTGTATGCTGGCGCTGCATCTTGATAAGCCAATATCTCAGCCTAAGGTGTACATCTAGACACGCCGAAGGTTAAGTAAGCGTTTTGCCTGTGGATAACCTACAATTCGCCCTATGGGTATATTACAAACTTTAGGCATTTCTAAAAAAGATGTTACAGCCCAGTTAGCCCCTGCCGTTATGTCGCAAGGTTACGGCGTAGGTGTTTATAGCTACGGTGGACTTTATGCAAGCGGTAACGGTGCGCCGTTTATGGATAGATTTACTGCACTCCAGGTACCCGCAGTAGGTAGATGCCGTAATTTAATTGCAGGCGTAATCTCAAGTATTGATTTAGAGTTATATAAAAAATCTACGGGCGTAAAGCTTGAGTCTCCACTTTGGTTAGACCAGCCTGATATGCGCCAGCCACGTAGCGTAACTATTGCTTACACAGTTGATTCATTATTATTTTACGGCGTTGCTTATTGGCGTGTTACATCTTTGTATGCAGACGATGGCCGCCCTAGTGGTTTTGAGTGGGTAGCTAATACACGCGTAACAGTTACAACAGATGAGACAGGCGAGGCTGTAAAATATTACAGCGTTAACGGCGCCCGCGCTCCAATGTCGGGTATTGGTTCGCTTGTTACTTTTCAATCTTTGTTACCTGGCGTGTTAGAAACAGGCGCCCGCACAATTCAAGCTGCTATAGATATTGAAAAGGCAGCAAGTGTTGCAGCCGCCACACCGATGGCTACCTCTGTGATTAAAAACTCCGGGGCTGACCTTCCTGAAGCGCAAGTTAGCGGAATCTTAGCTGCTTGGAAGGCCGCAAGAAGTAGTAGAAGTACCGCTTATCTCACTAGCACTTTGGACGTACAAAATATTGGCTTTAGCCCTAAAGATATGATGTACAACGAGGCTAGCCAATACTTAGCTACACAGGTAGCACGTTTAATGAATGTACCTGCATATTACATAAGTGCAGATATGAATAACTCAATGACATACCAAAATATCTTAGATGGCCGTAAAGAGTTTGTCGCATATTCTTTACAGCCATTTATTAGCGCTATTGAAAATCGTTTATCTATGGATGATATTACTGCACACGGCAACGTAGTCAGGTTTGCTCTAGATGAAACATTCTTACGCGCCGATACTGCAGCTCGTTTAGATGCAATAGAAAAGATGCTTAATCTAGGTTTAATAGATTTACAGCAAGCTCAAAGTATGGAACAACTAAGCCCAATGGGCCTTAATGGAAGGACTGGCACTAATGATATTAACGTTTAGTGGAGTAGTACAAGCTGTAGATAGTGGCGAGCGCCGCATCATCGCCGGCAAAATTGCGCCTTATGGCGAAGTCGGGAACACAAGTGCAGGCCGCGTTGTTTTTGCGCCGGGTTCAATTAGTGCAGAAAATCCTGACAAAATTAAACTTTTAATGTCTCACGATAATACAAAGCCTGTAGGCCGTATGAAAAGTATTAACAGCGCAAGCGATGGTTTATACGCAAGTTTTAAGATTAGCTCTAGCTCACGTGGTAATGATGCAATTTTGCTAGCCCAGGAAGCGTTAATGGATGGCCTATCCGTTGGTGTGGAAGTTACCGCATCAGAGCCAAAAGATAACTATCTCCTGGTCACCGCTGCTACCTTACGCGAGGTATCACTTGTAGAGAGCGCCGCATTTACTAGCGCTGCGGTGCAAAGTATTGCTGCACAAGCTGGCGAAATGCCACTAGATGCTGCTATGTCAACAACTACTAAAGTTACAACAACTAACACAGTAACAAACTCAACAACAACCGAAACCGAAACCGAAACAGAAAGCGAGGCCGCTGTGACTACAGCCCCCGAAGAAAACGCACCTGAGGCAACAGATGCCGCAGAGCAGGCTGCACCTACAGTAGAGGCAGCTCGTAAAATCATTATGCCTAGCGCATTAAACTCACAGAGAGTACGCCACGATATTACTTCAATGGGCGCGTACACAGCACGTAAAGTAAAAGCATCACTAGGCGATGAAGAATCACGCCTTTTCGTTACTGCAGCCGATGATTTTTCTAGCGCCGGCTTGGGCTTTACTCCTACACAGTATCTAAAGTCAATCGTATCTACACAGGGCAATTTTGGCCGTCCAGCTTTTGAGTGCGTTGACCGCCAAACTGTGCCAGCCTCAGGTATGACTATCAACCGTCCTAAGTTTACAACTTACCCAACGGTGACAGTTGAAGCCGAAGGTGGAGCTGTATCTAATACCGATGCTGTCTCAGAATATTTGACATCAACGATTTCTAAGTATAGTGGAATGCAGACACTCAGCATTGAATTGCTTGAGCGCTCTGACCCAGGGTTCTATGATGCGATTACTAACGAGTTAACAAATAACTATCTCAAGGTAACCGATGCTGCAGTTATCGCAGCTCTAACAGCCGGTGGTACACAAGCTACAGCTGTAGCTGCAACAAGCGCCGGTATTATTAGCTACATTTCAACAGAGGCACCACTTGCTTACACAAACTCTAGCTATTTTGCTAAGAATTACTTGGCAGGTTCGAGCCAATGGTCACTATTACTCGGAGCGACAGATTCAACGGGGAGACCAATTTATTCAGCGGCAAATCCGATGAATAATGGCGGTAATTCAACGACTACATCGGCTAAGGGTAACGTGATGGGCCTAGACCTATACGTTGACCGTAACGTTGTATCAACAACTATTGATGAGTCAGCGTTTATTATTGCGCCTGAAGCATTCACAGTTTTTGAGTCACCAACTGCTTATATGTCAGTTAACGTTGTATCTAACCTTCAGGTACAAATCGCTATCTACGGTTATATGGCCACTATGGTTAATATCGCCGGAGGTATCCGCCGCTTTAACCTAACCTAATAAAAACCCACTAATAGTTTGGTAGGCCTCTTAGCCCTTTGAGGCTTACCAAACCTAAGTAAGTAAGGAGTACACAAGTGCCAGCTACATATGTAACCGCCGCGACATTAAAAGCATCGTTGGGCGTTGGCACTTTGTATGATTCTTATACTTGGATAGAGGATACGTGCCAAGCCGCACAAGATTTAATAAACGGCTTTTTGTGGTTTGATAGTGCGCCAGTAGTAGGTACAGCTTTAGTTAGTAATGTCGCTACGGTGATGGTTGCTAACCCAGGCATCTTTACTGTAGGCGAGTCCATTACGGTTGCCGGGGCAGGTTCAACCTTTAATGGTACTTATACAATCACAGGCACGATTCCATTTAGCACAGGTACAGCTAATCTTTTGCCTGCATTTAATATGCAGCTTAACTATTGGCAATTCCCACAGGGTTATAGCTTTGTTCAATATGCTAAGACTGCATCTAATCAAAACTTTAGGCGTGTATTGCCTTATGGCACAGCTACAAGTGATGATACAAAGACTGCTACTTACGCCAATACGCCAGCTATTAACGCAGCGGCTTTAATGCTGGCAGAAAATATTTGGACTAGCCGATTTAGCACACAAAACGGCGGTACTAGCGTAGATGGATACAGCCCTAGCCCTTTTAAGATGAGCAATACTTTAATGGCATCCGTACGCGGTTTGCTTGCGCCTTACCTTAATCCTAATGCGATGGTTGGCTAATGGCAGCCGCAATAACTACCTTACGTAGCACTATTGCCGCAGCCCTTGCTAACGCCGGCGTGTGGACGGTATTTAATTACCCTCCAGCGACAATGCAAAGTAGCAGCATAGTTGTAGCTCCGGCTGACCCATACATAAGCCCTAGCAATAACTCATATGCCAGCATTTCGCCTATGGCTAATTTTAAAATTATTATGACTGTGCCTATGTTCGATAACGCTTCGAACCTTATAGGTATTGAAGATACAATAGTTGCAGTTTTTAACAAGCTGGCTAGTAGCACTATTGTTTTTAACGTTACCGCTGTTAGCGCTCCAAGCGTTTTAAGCGTTGCTTCAGGTGACTATCTAACGGCAGATTTACAAATATCCGTACTAACGAGCTGGACATAGGAGACAAAATGGCCTGGGCAGAAGAGGACTTAGCCTTTTTCAAAAGAATTGGGCAAGAAGTACCAAAACAAAATGAAGAACCAAAGCAAGATAAACCAACTAAAGAGAAAGTAGAGGAGTAGGCCGTGAGCGTATTTCTATCCAATGGCGT